GAAGGGTCTATATAAACCACATTGTCATTTATATCAAATACAATAGTTCCGTTAATGTTTTGTTCGTACTGAATCGTTGACATAACTTGTATGTTTTCAGTAAGCGGCCTTATATAGCCATCTTTATACATAGAAATTCTTACCCAATTAACATAATTAGATGGAAGTATAAATCTAAGGTCATCAGATACCGTTAACTGGAGTGTTTTTACTTCTCTAAACGCATCGTAATTTAATTCTTGTATTGCACGTTTGGCGTGAAACAAAACCTTAAACCTTTCTTCATTATTAACTAACGAATGATTGCCATTATACATCAACATAAAGTTATTTACAATGTCAAATAAACTTACATATTGATATGATCCGAAATTAGCATCTGTTGGCGCAACCCCGTTATTAGTATAATATTTAAACTGTGATATGTATGCCATGGTTTTTATTATAATGTATTCATGTTACTTTGCGTCATTTTCGCGTTCTTCCATTTTAGCAAACTGATAAACTTCTGTTTCTCTAATTGATATTCCACAATACGCAAGTATCTTAATAATTAAATTTGGCTCCTCTTCTTGAGGCAATTCAAAATCTTGATAATCTGGCTGCGATTGGTCAAAACTCGGTTCACCACCGATTAATGAAACGTAAGTCCATTTGGGGTCTTTAGGGTAGCGTGTATACTGTGATAAAACCTGGCCTTTACTATTAACCGTGCTAGGATATACTGTAATAAAACTATTTTCTAATGTGTATGCCGGGAAAGTGTTATTTGGCATTGTTAAATTAGATGTGTTTAGCATAGTTACTTTACCGTGAGTTACCTTTTCTGCTTCTTTTACAGAAGCTGATTCTAATATTAAATAATCTTCAGGCGCATAGGTAAATATATCTGCTGTCAATGATATTACTGTTGCACTTACTACTGAAATTACTCTTGCAATGTCTCCTGTGCTTACATTTACAACTATATCATTTGCTACAATTCCTTTTGATGTAAACGCTCCTGCTGTATCTACTAATTGATTAACTACAACTGATGAAGTATTTCCTGTAGCTAATTCATTTGTATAACAAAGAATTTTGCCTGTCATAAACCAACTATCTCCTGTTGTAGATAAACTTGGCATATAAAATATGTTATTTGCGAAGTGTGAAAGAAAGTTAGTAGATGAAAAATACTCTATGTCCTCAGATATTTTCTTTACTAAGTTCGCATAATCTGTTCCTGATTGGCGAACATTTTCAAAGTTTATTTGCTTATTTATTTTAGAAAAATAATCTTCAAATATTTCTAATTGAGCTTGTTTGCAGTAATTATTAAAATCGGCTGGGCTTATATAACCAAAATTGTTTTTATTAAGTATTGATAATACTGTTGACCTTACTGAGTTTATCATCTGCTAAATCTTTTAGCAAAGTTATATTAAATTTAATAAAAAAATATATTGTTTTATTTGACTAACTTTATTTCGGCGTTACTCGGCAAATTGTAAATTCTCCTTTGTTCATTATCTAAAATTATCTTCCATTGTTCGGGAGTTAATTTTGACCATCTGCTTTCTTTTTGGTAGTAGTCGTTGTACATTTTGTTAATATTATTATCTGTAATGTTAAAGGCTTTAAAAGAAAAAACAAAGGGAAAACAAACGTGTAATCACTTTGATAAAAGGGAAACAAAAAAGAAAAACCTCCCCTCCCCGTGAAAAATAAATTGCTGCCCTTACGTCTTGGGCTTTAGGCTTGTTATACCTGTATGCTATTAAAGATGGGAGCAACGCCTCTACCCAAATCAAATAAGTGTGTTATGTCGTGTTAAATTTTATCATATAAACAAAAAACCCATCAAGAGTAGAAGTCTTAATGGGTTTTCGATATATCTTAAGAATGTGCTACGAAAAGCCTTTTTTGCATCAATACTTCTACTATTGAACACTTCAAAATTACAAATACATTCTTAAATATACAATACTAAAATAAAAAAAACTCTATCAAATTAATGATAGAGTTTTTAATGTTTAATCTATTATTTTATTCTGCTGCTTTTACTTCAAGCATTTTCAATATCTCAATCCCTTCGTCAGATTGAAGAAATGAAGCTGTTGCATCATAAGGGTCTTGCCCGAATGGTATAGCAAGCATTCTTGTTTTGTTTGTTGTAAAATTAAAATGAACCGCTGTTTGATTATTCCTAAATGCTAAGAATTTCTTATCAAAGAATGAACGCACACTTGATTTATGAGTCAATTCAGGGTCATTCATTGTGTTTAAAAACTCTTTTGGATAGTTCCTTGCATAAACTTTAATATCTCTTGCGATTACTCCTGAGTCCATTGTTGAAGGGTCTCTTCCAAATAGTATACGTATAAGGTTTTCCATTTGGTCTATTTTTAACCCCTTTGCTGCAATAATAGCATCTGCCTCTAAATCTAATTTTTCAATCTCTTTATTAGCGTCTTTTTCTGCATCAATTTCTTCAAATACATTTCCGTTACCTGGATGATAATGTAAGAACTCCTGTAATACAGGATTGGTTCTTCCTACATTTAAAAATCCATCCTCAAAGATAATTGGTGCAAGTATAAACTCACCGTCTTGCTCATCCTCAAATGGACTTCTTTGGTTTACCGCATATCTTAATGGGCGATTAATGTTCTTTTTTTCATCAAAATACAATAATGAAAAACTCTTAGTGTTTCTTGCTGCCAATATAAAAGATTTTGGAGCGGTTTTACTTTTAAGCCTATAGCTTTTGTCCTTAGGACCTGTGTGTGTTACTGTTGACATATTTAATTAAATTAAAGTTAAAAAAAGCAGGGGATTTTCACCCCTGCTATTATAAAAAATTTGTTACAATCCGTAACGGAATAACATAAAGTTGTTTGCACCTAAAGTACATAAGCAACGTTCTGAAAGGAAATTAACTTCCATTGCGTCTAAATCACTAGTTGCTGCACCACCTGCTGAACCTGTTATCCAAGTTTTATACTTACGATTTTCGGTTTGAGATGCACGGTAACGAACGTGTAAGAACGGACGTTTTGCATTTTTACCCAATACTTGATCGTAAACAGTTGTAGAACCCGCAGGTACCATAACTCCATTTACTGTACCAACAACACCTGCTGCTCCACCCGCAAACAAACCACCACGCATTGTAGGGTCGTTTAGGTATTTCCAGTCTTGCTTGTAGAAGTCATAAGAACCTCTACGGAAACCTGTAAATCCAAGGTCAAGAGACATTTGCTTGTCATTGTTAAACAATCCGTAAGATGTTCCACCTGCACCATAGCTATTTTGTGCTGCAAGCATATCATCAACATCCAAAGAGAATGCACGATTTAAGAACAGTACGTTCTCTTGGATACTTCCTTGTTTGTCCATACGAGAAAGGATAGTATCAATATCAGCCATTGTGGTTGGATTACCCGCACCCCAAACGTTTCCTCTGTCATTGATAACATAAAACATACCTTCAGAACCTTTGTTACCGTAAGTAGGATTTAAAGATGCGTTTGCAGCACCTGAACCAGTTTCAGCAGGAACAGCTTCAATCATTGATGTTTCAAGATAATCATCAAAGCGTAAACGTGTTTCGTGTTCTGATTTCATATACCAAAGGAAACCTGTAGCTCCGTTTTCAGTAGTTATTTCTACCCATCCAATTTGAGCCATATCTGAACCATTCACAGCATATTTATCTTTAAGGATAATTGGTGAATTTTCAAAAAACTCATCTTCAGCCTCTAAAGAACCAATCATTCCTTCGGTCCCTTTTTTAAATTCAGAACCGTATACCCAAACTGTAACAGTTGAAGACACGGCAAATGTTTGTCCGCCAGCTTCGTAGTAAGCAACTGTAAATGTATTATAAGTAGTGTCTACTGACGTTACAATACCTTTGTTTGCTTCACCAGTTGAGTTTTTGGATATATAAACGGTTTGTCCTGCGCGAATTGCAATTGCTGTAACACCTGTATCGCTTACTGTGATAGTAGCCGAATCCGCATTAATTGCTCCACTTGTAGAACAGTTTGTATACTTGGTATGCAAACGTCCTTGTTCTGCCCATTTTATCATGTCAGAGTTAGATGGCATTTCGGCTCCAACCATTCTTAAAAATCCTCCTACTGTACGATTACCATAACGTTCAAATTCCTTCTCGTATGTATCAGGTAGGTACTGATTCAAAAAGTCGAAATTGGTAATATAATTTGTTGAAAGGGCTACCTGTTCAGCACTTGGCTGTAATTGGTACCCTGGGGTTGCTAATACACTCATTTTTTTTTAATTAATTTGGTTAAACTTTTCTAATACTTTTAATTTTCAATCCGTTCCCGGACTCTTGGTTTACCTCCCTTACCTTAACTCCACTTTGAGAAATGTTCTGAGGAACTTTTCTTTCGCCCATATTAATGTTTTTAATATTTGCCATAGTTCCTTCTGTTGCATCCGATATACCTTGTTCGTAAAAGAACTTAGCATACTTTTCAGGATTCATTGCCATTGATAACCCTCGGTGATAACCTGCCGCATCTTTAATCAGCCCGCTCTCGTCCATAAACTTATTAATAAAGTTTAATGGAGTAGATTGAAGTGATTTCAATTCTGCTGCATCACCAGGCGAAAACTTTAATGTTTTGTTATCATCAATTTTGAACTCAAAACCTTTGAACTCATTGCTGAATAACTCATTTGACTTTTGGTCAAACCATTGTGCCTTTTTCGTGTTGGCCTCCTGCTCGTTTTTGGAGGTTTGGATATATTGTTTGTATAATGCAAATTCTTCTTTTTCTTCATTAGGAACAGATGCCTCACTTGACACAAGCGGCAACTTGTATTGTTCCTTTTGTTCGTTAAAGAATTTCTTTGCCTTATTTAAGGTCTTTTTTCTTTCTAGTTTCTTTTTATTTATTTCTTCATCTGTATCAATATCCTCATCGAAACTAAATTCATTCATCATTAATTCAATATCCTCAGGCTCCAGCCCCTCTTCTTTTAAAGTAAAGTACTCTTTTATTAAAGAGTCTCCATCTACCTTGTTGAAATCGCGATTTAATTTAACAAAATCATCAATCCCTCTGCCTGTTTCTTTTTTGTACTTTAAAAATGCAGATACGTCTTCTGGCAATATCTCTTTTTCTTTAACAAGTTCATCAAATGATGCGATTTGCTTATTAAATTTTTTCCCTAAATATGATAGTACATCTTCATCTTTAAGTTCAATTACATTTGGCGTGTCAAGAACACTCTTTTCAGGTGCTATTACTTCAGCGGTTTCAGTTGTATCACTAGCAGTATGTTTTACTAATAATTCTTCTTCAATTTGCGCTTGACTTTTCTCTGATGGTTCTTCCACGCTTCTTACTTTAAATTCTGACATTATATTTTATTTAATTGGTTACAAAATTATACTTTATTTTTAATATTATGTTAAGTAGATTTTAAAGTGGCCCTATGTCATTAAAAGATATATCTTGTTTATTATCATAATTAGACTCAAATCTCTTTGGTGGTAACTTTAATTCTCTTTGGTTAATAAGTTCTGATTGATTTGAACTTTGGATGTTCAATCTCTTGTCTTTAGCGTCTTCTTTCTGTTTATTTATTGATGAAATTGAATTAGCTTCTATGCCAGCTAATTGCATATTGTAACTAAACTCTTCTGCCATTAATCCTTTTTTGAGTTCCGATTCTGCTGTTAGGGTTCTTATATCAAAGTTAGATTCTGCTTCAAGGATTTGGATTTTAGCCTGTGTTTCAAGTTGTATTTTTTGCATAGCTGTTTGAGATGCCATTTCTTGAGACTTTAATTGCTGTTGAGAAATCATTGCTTGTTTTTGCATTTCCATCTTTTCAGCTTGATCTTGCTTTTTAAGACGCTTCATTTTTAAGAGCTGATTTGCAAGTTTGAGGTTTTTGATTTCTCTTATATCAATAGCATCTTCAATATCAATATTCTTTTGGGCAAGTGCAATTTGGATATTAGCTTCCAATTGAGCTCTTTCCTCTTCGTCTGGACTTACCTCAATAAATATACCGAAATCAGATGCGTACAAATCTTTAATATCGTTTAAGATAGATACATTGTATTTTCCAATCTTATTAGCAAAATCATCTTTAAAATCAGAGTATTCAAGTATATCTGCAACTCTATATGTTAAAGCTTCGGACAGTGACCTAAATATAGATAAACTTGCATCTAAAATGTGTCGTGTTGCTGTGTTTGAGTTTGCTGCTGCTAATTTTTGTACTCCAACTAATGCGTTTGGGTCAGGAGTAGAGCCATCTCTTGCCTCATTTAATCCTGTAACATCTCTAATCATACCTAAGTAGTGATTATAGTTAGCAATAAGCATCTGTAACTTACTTGCGCCCGAATTAGATGTAAGTTGTGTTATTGGAACTCTTGCATTATTAAATTCGCCATCAGATGTATAACTACGTCCTACAACACTACCTGTTTGAAAATACAGTCTTAATGCGTCTTCGGGAGTATATGTTCCCCCTTCGCCCATATCAACCTCGTTTATACCATCAGCGTCTATAAATACACCATCAGGAACGACTTTAGCTACAACTTGCTGTAACTTTAAGTGAGTAATTTGAATTAAGTCAGCAAATGGAATCATTCTTCCGGCTAAAGGTTCATAGTTTCCTTTATACATTCTTGGGGCACACGCTATATAATTTGACAAAGCATGTTGTGAAGCGGATTTTGGTCTAACCATATTTTCAGCCAATTCCCATTTAAGAACTATATTGGTACCCATAACCATTATGCCGTTATACCAAACGTCAATTACTTTTTCTATTTTAGTAAAACGACCTTCTTCCATCATTTCTACAGGCGGATTGAACTGGTCATCTTTTTGAATTACACGAGAGCCACCTCCTTCAAGTATTTTTTTCTTAAAAACTACTTTTTTTGAAGTCTTGTAATTGTAATAAAGCAGCGTGCAGGTATCTTTTCTAAATACACTATTATCGTAATACTGTGATGAGTTATAATAGTCGTACCAACTTTGCGAATATTGAGATATTTTTTCAATATCCTCGGGTGTTAAACTTTGGTCTATTTTGTAAAGTTCTGTAACAGGAACTGTTTTTACCTCTCCCCAATAAAATACATCACCAAAATTAGGGTCTTCTGTATAGCTATTAACTATATAAGCAGGGTCTACATAACACACTTCAACACCTGCACCTGGCAGAAATTCGTGTTTACATATACCTATTCCTATTGTTGTTAAATCGTAATCAATTCGCTTTCTTATGTCATACCATTTGTTTTCTTCAAGTATTGTATTTATAGCCTCTTCTTCTGCTATTTCTATTGCAGGCTTATAGTGAAGTTGCATATAAAGACTTAACTCTTCATCGGTTGCAGGTAATTGGTCTGGAGGCATAACAAATGGGTCAACTCCTGTGGAATTTTGGATACTTGTTAAAATATCTTTAGCTACCATTTGCCCCTCTACCATATCCTGATATTTACTTCTCTTAGCTTGAGACATTGCATCCTGGGCAAATGCTTTTACTTTAAATAACCTATCAGACATCCCATTTACAACTATATCTACAAACTTTGGTATAATTGGAACGGGTGTCCAATCTAAGTTTAGGTGAGATAAGTCACCATCAACTGCCATTTCGCTTTTATATTTTTCTATTGACTGCTCCCCCCTTGCATACATTCTTAGTCTATGGTACCTGCCCATTCGGTCATAAAATCTACAACTTCCTTGGTCTTTTGAAAACCACTCCCACTGTATAGAATTTCCAATCATTAATCCGTATTCTACAGTTGCTTTCTGTGTGTCAGACACAAATTGATTTGGAAAAACGGTTGCAGGAATAGTTATTTCTACCTCTTTCATAAGTTTCTTATTATTTTAGAAGATGAACCTTCATTATTATATTTAGCAAAATTAATACTTATTTTCTCATTTTTTACTTCTGGCAAATACTCGTGTTTTTGATTTGCCATAATACACAATCCTGAGCTAATAGAGGCATCAAACTTTGTTCGGTCATTTATATCAAACCGCGCCCAATCTAAAAGAGTGTTATTAAAAAGCATTGAGCCTATTTGATCACTACTTCTGTATGTTCCAGACATATCAAATCCAATATGTTTTTCTATGTAGGTTTCTATTGCGCTTGCGTGAGCTTGTTTAATATCTTCAGACGAGTTCGGTATACCTCCGAGCTCTCTTTCTGTTGCTGATAGTTTAGCAAATTTCTTATCGGGTCTATTCATACTAAATGCACGATACCCTCTATTTTTAAAGTGATAAAGCAGCCTTGGTTTGTTGTTTTCTGAAAGTATGGGCATACCGTAAAAAACACACGCCATAAGTACATCTTCAAAAAATATTTCTGCTGTTTGTGGTCTTGCTATATACTCAAGGAAAAACTCATTTATAGGTGCTTCGTCCATATGGAACTTAGTCATACCGTGTAGTGAACCATTAGAGCCTCTACCACCAACTACTGCTGATATATCATAAGGGTCACACCCAAATGTTCCTAGGTGTTCATTGCAAGGCATACACTTATCGCCTTTTCTTATTACTCTATTTTGTAAATGTTTTGGCGGCAACCACCCTACCAAAAATCTACCCCTAATATCGGGAGACCAAATTACTGTTGTATCCTTAATACCATCTTTCCATGTAAACGATCCTCTTGTAACATGATGGTCTATTATTATTGAATCGTTATAATCAATCTGTTGATAAATTTTAGTTAAATTAAATAATGAAGCCTCACTTTTATCCCTAAAAGCATGAGAAATACTTCTTGGAAACTGTCTGTAAAATTCATTTAAAGCATCTGAGTCGCTTTTTAATGAATCTACTTCCGCTTCCCAATAGTCTATTGCTCCATTTTTAATTAGTTTTCCATCTATTCCCATTACGGGAACATGTGGTTTTCTAAGAACAGGCATACCATATTTATCAATAAACCCTTCCATATTCCACTCCATAGGAATAAATAAAGAATATAATCCTGATTTAGTTTGTCCGTTGGCATTTCTATTAAGCACATCGGAATCTTCATACATCTCTTTAAACTCTTCTCCCCCCTTTTTGCGTGCGTTTACAGTAGAACCCATTTTGCATTTGCCAATTATTCTGCTTCCTAATCGCAAACACGTTTTATGTACACGCCATAACCCTAAAAGACTAATTGGTTTTAAGAATTTACCTGCTTCGTCTATAGATAAAAATATTAACTTTTCACCGTCATACGAGTTATCATCTGTACTTTTCCAATCTATTGTAGTATCAAGTCCTTCTGTTCCGACATTACCTGCCGAGTACATGTTGTTTTTAGTTATTTTACTTGCAGGTACTTTATAGGATAATTCTGTTTTAGGTTTATCCATACCGTCCATAATAGGTTTAAAATAGAATGGCAATTTATTATTGATTGGGACAACCTTGTCAGTAAACATTTTTTTTGCATCTGCCCCGGTTGTTGAAAGTAATCCTATACGGGCATTGTTTGCCAACGTTCCTGTTTCTACCGCATCAGATGATGCTTCAAACGAGTGCCCCGACCTTCTAATCTTAGTATAAATTTGCCCAAAAGACCTATCGTCTGCCTTACATGCCTCCCAGTGTATGTATTTTATTCTGTTGGCTTCACGAAAATCAGGATAACCAACATCAATGCTTGCAACCTGTAAATAAAACCAATGTTGTCCTGTTAGATAAGTAGAAACTCCATTATTTTTAAACCAAAACCCGTGCTCTCTACAATCAAATTGTTGGTCAATGTACGGCAACCAATTATTTTTAAATGCCGCAGGAGCATCGTTCCATTGGCTCATTGATTTTATTCTACTTAATTCAGGTGGAGGTATCTCCCTTTCCCAATATTGGTCTTCTCTTTTTTTACTTCGTGAATAAATTTCTTTAGGTTCTTTTGGTAGAGCTATTATTAAGTTTTGTATTTTGTAAATTTCGCCTATTTCACCATTTTTAGAAATTATTACAACATCGTATTTTTCATCGTATCCGTATTTCCATGACTTTGTAGCATTACGTCTTTGTATAATGCTCTTATCTATATAATCGGGTAAAACTGAAAATATATTATCTTCCTTTTGAATTACGTTCTGCAAATCCCTGTGATGAATGTGATAATGTTCCTTCTGTTAAACTAAGTTGTTCTGCGTCTATCCTGGTAAGTATATCAAAAGCATCAAACACGGCTATTTTTTTACATTGAGCCGCATTTTTTAATCTATCTGAGCTAACATCATCTTCAGTATTTGTTATAATCGGCTCTTCAATTACCTTGATTAGCTCTTCTACGCCTTTTCTTCCTGCATCAATGATTAACTGCTTGTACTCTTCTGTGCTTTTCATAGTTTAATTACAATAGCGTGGTCAAACATTCGATAAAGTTTCTCTCCGTCAATTATAAAAGGATACTCCGATTCAGGCTTAAAGCAAACCTTATCTCCAGCAACCACCCCCTTGGACTCTAGGTATTCATTACTGTATTTTATTACGCCAATTAACGGTTCTTCGTCAATGTGTTTTTTAATGCTTAAATTATCTATTACCGGAATGGGTTTTACAAAACAATACCTGCCTTGAGTCTCCCATTTATTCCCGTTGTTGTATCCAAAAAACTGTTCTTCATTAACAATAAATAAATCATCTTTTAAAAATGAACCTGAGTTTTTGCGTTGACCGTACATGTCATTATAAAACTTCATTACGTTATGGTGGACTATCAATGTTGCTCCTATTTCAATATCACCCTTATATCCAATAGGCAATTCTATTACTTTGGCAAATCTATTAGATGCCAGGTGGTCTTCCTCAGATACGCTTGTTATTAATTCTACACCTGCAATATTTGTAGTATTATCGTAGCGTTTTCCTCCAATTGGCTTTACTATAAAATTATCAGGACTTCTCATGTTTAAAAGTCAATGTTAAATTCTATTGATTTGGGCACCGAGTATGTAAATTCTTTCCATAGTACAACTTCGCTTAGTTTATTTATAATCCATATCTCTACCGATAGCGTTTCAGCTTCTCTTTTTATTAAGTGAATCTTATTGCTTCCTCCAAGGATTTCTTGCCCTACTGAATAGTGCATTCCATCCTTATAATCTGGACCAATAGTTAATTTTCTAATTTCCACTTGTTACTTCGCCTGTTTGGATATTTACAACGGCATTTTCTCCGTGCTTTTTTATAATTTTCTGCTCAAATACTTTTGATTCGTAAACTAATTCATCATAACGCTTTATAGTGCTTTGTTTTTGTAATTCTAAATCGCCGATATGAATTTTTATTCTTATTCTTTCGTTGTTTGAATTTTGCAATTGAGTTAATTCCTGCTCGGTTAATTGACCGATAACTTCTTTAGGTGTTTCTTTTGAAATTTCCATTTTATTTATATTTGATTACTTCAAAAGTAAAATATTTGCGTTTGATTATATGTTAATTAGTAAAAATATTTGCATAATATATGGAATAAGTTAGTAATTGCTTATTATTTTGTATATTTGTAATCTGTATATGATATACGAGCACGTAAAAAAATACCGATTAAATCAAATTGTGATAGCAGAGGCTTTGGGCTATAAAAATGTTCAATCATTTAGATGCTCTACTGCACATCGCAGAATTATGGCAGGAATAAATATTATTTTGGGAGAAATTAAAAAACCATGAAAATAAAATTAGGTCAACTTAAAAAAGTATCAAACCATAAAAGAAAGTTTGGTTCAGCATTATCTTACAATGCGGTTTATGTAGAGTTTGATAACGGTAACACCGTTGTGTTATTATTATCTGATGTTGAAATTGCCGATGCAATAAAACGTTCGGACAATAATTTAGAAGATATTCCTAAATTGCATTTACCGATACTTAAACGTATTGCAACATACTTTAATATGTAAAATGATTATTAGTTTAATACACCCGTCTAGAGGTAGAGCTAAAAAGGCATTTAAAACGTATTCTGACTGGATGCTTAAATCTTCGTGCAGTCATACTATTGAGCACATACTATCTGTTGATTTCGATGACATTGAATTAAAAAATTATAAGTTTTTATTTGGTACTATTGAAATAAATGACAATAAATCAGTAGTAGATGCTACTAATATAGCTTGCAAAAAAGCAATTGGCGATATTTTAGTTTACCTTTCCGATGATTTTAATTGTCCTGATAATTGGGATGAATTAATAGTTGATGCTTTTGGAGATAAGATTAATGAGCCTTGTTGCATTAAAGTTGATGACTGCTTGCAAAGGTTTGATGTAGCGGTTCTTACAATACCAATAATTACTAAACATTTATATAATAAATTAGGTTATTTTTGGCATCCAGAATATAAATCTATGTTTGTAGATGAAGACCTTTTTTGGACATGCAATAATAATGATTGGTTATTAAAAGTCCCTTATTTAAGGTTTGAGCATCATCATCCTGCAAATGGTAAGGCATTAAACGATGAGACGTATATACGTAGTGCTGCAAATTGGAACCAGGGTAAAGAGGTGTACTCAAAACGTAAATCATTAAATTTCCCGCTGTGAAATTATCAATTCTAATACCTTCTTTAGAGATTCGAGCATCTCAGTTAAATAAACTGATTAAAAATTTAGAGTCTCAAAAAACTAGTGATGTAGAAATAATTTCTTTAGTTGACAATAAGCAAATGTCGACAGGCGCAAAAAGGCAAAAGTTATTAGAAATGTCAATAGGAAAATACATAGTTTTTATTGACGATGACGATACTGTGCCTGAATATTATGTTTCTGAAATGCTAAAAGGATGCGAAACTGGTGCTGATTGCATGGCTATCAATGGGTATATAACAACCAATGGAGTTAACCGTATTGATTGGAGAATTTCAAAGGATTACGACAATATCACTATAATTGAAAGAGGTAGGAGTGTTTATCTTAGAAAAACTAACCATATTACAGCGGTTAAAAGAGATTTAGCATTGCAAGCGGGGTTCCCTGATAAATCTTTGGCAGAAGATAAGGCATACAGTGATTCTTTATCAAGATTTTTAAAAACAGAGCATAAGATTCTTTTAAATATGTATCATTACGATTTTCAAACTGCAAACAAACAATATTAAATGAAAAAAACAGTAGTATCATTCGCTGACGGTTCAGGTAACTACGCCAAGGCATTAATGAGATTAG